CATTGGTCGAGAACGTGGCCTGGTTGATGCGGTCCTGCAGCGGGATGGCCGGCTTGACGACGCCGCGGGTGCGGCCCTCGTCGTCGATGAAGCAGGTGTACCGGATCACCGGGCACTGGCCGAGGCCGTGCTTGAACGGCTTGCCCTTGACGACGAAGCGGCCCTCGAAGGTGTAGCTCATCTCCCAGCGGTAGACGTCGTCGTAGAAGACGGCGAGACCGGGGATCTGCTCACTGCGCGGGTAGCTCATGATCGTCAGGACGTGGCTGGGCCGGATGTCGTTGACCGGATCCCTGAAGTACGCCACGGTGTTCCTGGTGGACAGGATGTCGAAGCGGATCTTCTTCGGGTCGAGGTTGTTCACGACGACGAAGGCGTGGCCGTAGGTCAGGACCGAGCGGTAGATCACGGCCTGGCGGCCGTCCATCCGGTTCTGCTGCCACAGGGTCCACTCGGTGGTCTGCGTCTCGGAGGTCTCCTGGGCCTTGTCCTTCTTGCCCTTTTTCTCCAGCTTGCCGTGGGACCGCCGGCGGTAGTCGTCCACAAAGGACATCTGCGCCGGCAGGTTCACGAGCAGCGGTATCCAGTTGGCAATGGAGCGGTGCTGCAGGTCCCTGATCTGCGGAGTGGCGTTCCTCGGGGCGTAGGGCAGGAGCTGCTTGCCTTCGAGGTAGTCGTTGCAGAGATCGTAATCGGTACGATCATGCCGAAGCGTGAGCATCATGCTCTCGACGAGCTTCAGATCGAACTTTCCGGCAGCGACCTGCCGGTTTGCCAGGACGTGGTCTTCCTGCCCAGTGGCAAACTCGTGCATGGTAGCCAAAGGCTTCTCCTAATCAGAACTGGTAGAGCTTCCGGGTGTATTCCTTGGGAAGCGTCTTGCCGGACTCGATGAACTTCGTCAGTGCCATGTAGGCCAGGAAGCCGGCAGCGAAAGCGTCGATCTTGCGGAATGAGGTCTCCGACTCCTTGCCGAAGTACAGGCCGAAGGAGTTGGTGCGCCGCTTGGTGTTGAGGACGTGGACGCGCATGAGCTTGTCGCCGTTCTGCTGCAGCCGGCCGTCCACGATGGAGCCCACAAAGGCCTCCGTCGTCTGGGCGATGATCTGCTTGTTGGCGCGCATGTCGAAGCCGACCGTGGAGCGCGCGCTGGCGCGCACCAGCAGCTGCTCGCGGTACTGTTCGGCCCAGGCATCCACGTAGGAGTCCCAGTAGGCGACGTCGGCGAAGAACGCCAGCACCTTGTAGGTCTGGAACGCCAGGTGGACCTCTGAATCGACCTGCGCCTCGGGCACATGCCACTCGAGCGCGGGGTCGGGGTTCTGCCAGATGGCCAGCGGGACGATGAGCTTGTCCTCGATCCGGATCGCCACCAGGGCGGTGGCGTCGTCGGTCTTGGAGCCGTCGAAGCCCAGGACGATATGGTCGCCGGGCCTGAGGTCGCGCTTGTCTCCCCAGCAGCCGGGCTTGAGGATGCCATCCCACTGACCCACGGTGATGAGGGAGTCTCCAGCCGAGACGATCTGGTTGAACCACATCCGCCTCTTGGAGGCGACGGTCTTGGAACCATCCTGGATTTCCTGGACGATGTCCTCGACGTCGAGCCAGACCGCGTCGCCGCGGATCGTCTCCACGATGTACGGCGCCCAGTCTTTGGTCAGCGGGGCATCCGGATGGGCCTCCAGGCTGTCGTAAAGCCAGCCGGAGTCCTCGGCCAGGCCGGCCCAGACCCTTTCCTGCTCCTCGCGGATTCGCTGGGCCACGCTATCTTCACCAGGCTCGTAGGCGTTGGTGATGCAGAGCAGCCGGCCCTTGACCTTGGTGAGGTTGTTGGTGATGACGTTCATGAACTGCGGGCCGCGCTGGCCCGGGGTCCAGTGGTGCGTCTCGTTGGCGATGCAGAAGGTGACGCGGCCACCTTCCGCGGAGCGGAAGTTCGCACTCATGGTGCGGAGCTTCTGCTTGCCGCCGTTCGCGTAGATGATCTCCTTCTGGACATCCATGTTGAAGGCGATGCGGGTCCGCGTGGGAATGAGGCCGGGGAACACGTCGCGGGTGTTCTCGGTCTGGGATTCCGATACCGCTGTGACCTGCACGTAAGCGTCGGGGTGCGGCTTGCCGACGGGCTCGCCATCCTCTCCCCAGTGGGAGAACTGGCTGGGCCCGATCAGTTCGACAATGCTCAGCACGGCGGCCAGGGGGTCCTTACCCCTGGCTACCACCCCTTCATGCGCTGGAGGACGGCCTTGCGGTATCGGAACTTGCCTCGGTGGTCGATGGCGTAGAACCAGAGAATGAACCGCGCCTGTTCAGGCGTTGCCATCCACGGCCGGCCGTCGGAGAAGGTCAGCCATTCGGCGACCCAGCCAAGGATTTCCCAGCCGAGCGTGTGCTCGGGGAGAAGCCAATGGCCGTTCTCGTCCTTCTGCCACGTCGGGCCGATAAAGCTCGGGGGAAACAGCTCTCGCGCTGCTTCAGCTGACGGGGTAATGAGCGCCAGCTCTTCCTGCGTAATTGAAGGGATTGTGATCACCCCCTTGGGGGCATTTCATTGAAGCGTTGGGCACCTGGCCCCACCCTTTCGACCGGGCAGGGTTAGGTCTCCTGGACCCCCAGCTGCTTCCGGTAGTTGCTAATGGCCGTCACGGATGCGGGAGTCTCAAGCTCCTTGGGATCTTCGAGTTCGATCCGCATTCGCCGGCGCTCGCCTTCGGTCACTCCGAGGGCGGTCATGCCCTGCAGGATGGTGGCGAGCATCATCGCTGAGGGGCGTTTGTAGTATTCGGTGAGGGCGTCGCAGAGGATGCGCGCCGTCTCATAGTCCGAGAGTTCGTAGTAGTCACGCATCCCGGAGCGGGAGAGCGACTTGTACCACTGCTTGGCCCGCGGGGCCCAGTTGGGATCTGCCGGCGGGACTCGGAAGGAGACGCGCTCGCCCTTGCTGAGCGGGACGCCGCCCTCGTTCTCGGGCTTGTTGCGCCGCGTGCGCTCCTCGGAACGCTTCGGCATGGGGCCGTGCTGTCCCATGGTCAGAATCCTTTGTATTTGGTCGGTCGGGGCGGGCCCTTGATGATGCCGGGCTGCGGCTCCTCGGGGAGCCGGCCCAGGGCCTTCAGGGCCTTGCGGGCCTCATGGGCCTGCTTGCTGGTGCGCCTCAGGTGATGGTCGGAGCACAGCGAGCGGAGATTCCGGAGGCTATGGTCTTCCCGGTCGTTGATGTGGTCGCAGTCGGTGGCCGGCTCGGGGCATCGCTGCCCGTTTTCGATCCAGGTGCAGCGGTGGCCGTCCCGCTTGAAACAGGCCTGCCGGAGCCGCTCCCAATCCACGGGGAGCGACGCCTTGCGGGTGGAGCCGGCCCAGGGGTTAGGCCGCGGCATCCTTGGGCTTCAGTTCCTTGATCAGGTCGGGCCGGAAGCCGGCCCACCGGCGGCCGTAATTGCCGATGACAACGATGGGTGCCTGCATGAGGCCCTCGGCCTTGAACTTCTCCACCAGCTCGTCCGTCAGGCTTACCGCCTCATAGACAATCCCCTCGCGGTCCATGAGCTTCATTGTCATGTCGCACTGCGAGCAGGGCTTCTTTGTGTAGACGGTTACCTTCAAGACTCTCCTAAGTGACGTAGAAATAGCCGCAGTCGATCACCGGGATCTCCTGGGCTGTGGTGACGCGCGCGAAGATCCGGTACGTCCCGCGGGCCAGGCCTGAGACCATGACTCCGGTGTTGCCTGCGACGGTGGCGGCCGGCGTGAAAGTGACCGGCCGCTCTCCGTCCGGGACGACGGCGAACTCGAGCCCTGTGGTGACTACGAGCCCGTCGCGTGTGACTTTGACGGGCTGGAACTCGACGCTTTCGCGTGGGTAGGCGTTAGCCAAGGGTTCCCTCCCAGCGGTTTGGTTTGATTGCGGTGTTTTCCGGGACGCCGAGGCGGCCGGAGTAGCGGCGGGACAGCATGGCCCCCGCCATCTCGTAGGGGGTGGCCGCGGAGCCGCCGGTTGCCCTGGGGGCACCGAATGCTTCCAGGCTGACGATGCCGGCGGGGCCGACGTGCAGCGCGACCTTGATCAGCACCGGCTGGCCGACGGCCTCTTGCGTTGCTATGCCGAGCGGGCCCGCGGTAAGTGAGGTATTGATCGCCGGCGAGCCGAAGGTGGTCCCTCTGGAGGGCAGGTTGGCCGGCAAGGCCACCAGGACGTTCGTCTGCCTGGGCGTGCCGAAGGACTCGAGCGATGCGATCCCCGAGGGACCGACCACGCGGTTGCCGATGACGTTCGGGGCGCCAAAGGCGCCGGCCGACGGGATTCCGGCGGGACTCAGCGTCTTGTTCAGATCCACGACCGTCACCGACGGCGAGCCGAAGGCTGCGGCGCCGGCAATGCCCGGGGGAGCTACCGCCAGGGTGGCGGCCAGAGTCGGGGCTCCAAAGGACTCGGCCGATGGAATGCCGTCCGGACTGTAGGTCTTGGACGATGCGGCCCGCGGGACGCCGAACGCTTCCGCCGTCGGGATGCCCGCGGGGGAGGCTGTGACCGGCATGGCTACAGACGGGGTGCCCATGGCCTGCGCGGATGCGATGCCCGAAGCGGACACGAACTGCGTGCAGGCGATGCTCGGCGCGCCGAAGGCCTGCGCCGATGCCACGCCTGCGGGGGTGGCGGTGAGGTTGCCGGTCCTGGTCGGGGTGCCAAAGGCCTGAGCGCTGGCAATCCCCGACGGCGATGCCGTCAGGGTCGTGGTCGTCACCGGGGCGCCGAAGGCCTCGTCGGAGGCAACGCTTGCCGGGCTGGCGGGGAGTGCCGTGCCGATGGTCGGGGCGCCCATCGCCTGGCCGGATGTGATTC